AAATCTTAAAAAAGGAAAAGAGAGATGAAGATTAAAATTATTTTAGAGCAGCACAAATTATGGCTCGAAACAGATGGAAAAGATGGAGAGCGCGCAGACCTCAGTCACACAAACCTCCGTGGCGTAAACCTCAGTGGCGTAAACCTCAGTCACACAAACCTCAGTGGCGCAAACCTCAGTGGCGTAAACCTCAGTGGCGTAAACCTCCGTCACACAAACCTCAGTGGCGCAGACCTCAGTGGCGTAAACCTCCGTGACGCAAGCCTCAGTGGCGCAGACCTCAGTGGAGCAAACCTCAGTGACGCAGATCTCAGTGGCGCAAACCTCAGTCACGCAGATCTCAGTGGCGCAAACCTTGACTTCTCTTGTTGGCCTCTCTGGTGCGGGTCTCTTGGTGTAAAAGTTGATGACAAGTTTGTGTGCCAGCTATTTTTTCACTGGTGTAAACTTGACGTATCTGGGTGTTCTCCGTTCATCAGGTATGCGCATCGAGTAATTAGCAAAGGTTGGGCATGCCTTGGTAATCGCTTTTGTGACACAAGATCAGATATGAACAATAAAAGGCTTTAGGGGGTCAATTGAACAAATATTTATCAACGCAAGAATCGGCTGCTGAGATCGGGGTGTCATCCTCGTATCTCCGGCAGGTTCTTGCTGGCAAGGCAAGTGGCAAGGTTAAGGGCGTTAGTATCGTAGGTGCTGTTAGCAAAGCAGGAAAGCACTGGATATGGCCCACTGATTTGGTGGATAAAATTAAAAAAGCGAGAGGTGAGAGATGGGTAGACTGATTGAAGATGCGGAACACATTATTTCAGTTGTTGAAAAGGCCTACGCAACGGCTGGTAGCGAACATGGTTTTCCAAAAATGCTTAAGACGAAAAAGGATGGCTGCCTATCATTTAAGGGCTGGGGGAAAGTGTCATTCGAACAAGCAAAGCGTGTGAAGATTCTTGCCGAAGCGTTGGAAGACATAATTGAAACAACAGACGGTAACGAATTGCGATCTAATGCAGAGTGCGAGGCGTGTAATATAGCCAAACAGGCCTTAAAGGAGGCTGAGAATGTTGACTAAGAAAGAAGCTCAGGATTTGGTGTGTCCGTATAATGCAGTAAAGCCAGTTACAACCAATTGCATACACGCACACTGCATGTCATGGCAGCACACTGGGCACAAATGCGCCAAATGCGGTGCTACAAACAGCTTTATGGATATCGTAAAGAATTGGTTTAGAAGGCCAATTAGAGAGCAGCACGGTGTAGTCGTATGCACCAAGTGTAGCACAGGGGACAAAGAAGTCAGGGCCGAGCGAGTCGGTCGGTGTAAACTTTTGAAGTAGGTGGTAATAGATGACTAACGACATTGAAAAGTGCAAAATCTGTGGTGGCACTCCTACTGAAGAGAGTAGATACGGAGCATATAACACGTGCGGCGGAGACTACCTAGCTTGTACGGTGTGCGGCATATGCACAGACGAGTTTGACACTGTCAGAGAGGCTCTTGACGAATGGAATAGAATCATGACCTATGGGGAGGAGAGAGAAAATGACTAACGAAGAGTTGAGCTTGAAAGTGGCTGAGTTGCGTGGGGATAGACCTTGGAAGGTATACGATTGTTTTGACCTTCTGTGCGCAACCGTCCGTACTGAAAAAGAAGCCAAAAATGCATGTGAGCAGCCTTGCTTTTCATACATTTATGCGCCTAAGAGTTACTCCACCGACATGAACCACGCTATGGAGCTGGTGGAGGAGATGTGTGGAAGAGACACAGATTACGAGATAATGAGACGCTGGATAGAAGAAAAGCAGTTTGAATTTTGTTTTACACAAAAATGTGAACACTTTACAGGCGTTGATATTACACCAGCCCGTGCAATCTGCAAGGCGTACATCGAATGGCAGGAGATGAAAGATGAAGATTAAAAAGTGTCCATTTTGCGGTGGTAAAGACTTTTCAAAGTACGGAAAGTTTGTGGCAGATAAAAAGAAAAGAGACGTCCACGTGCATTGTCATGGGTGCGGTGCTTGTGGACCAGTTGAAGGTACCGAGCAGGATGCTGTCGAGGCGTGGAATAAACGAGCTGACGGATGGGTTCATGTGGACGATGCATTGCCGGAGGAAGGAAAGGCATATCTGTGTCAAATTGAAATACAGGGGGACCTCGGACTGGAAAGGTGGATGGAAGTTGCGTATTTTGTCGAAGATGAAAAAGAGTTCCACAGACACGATTTCAAAGACAACGTAGGGATAATTGCTTGGCGACCACTGCCGGAAGCTTACTAGGTGGAATAGATATGTCAGACCTTCTTGACATTGCATAATGGGATAGGCCGATTGAGTGTGATGGAAAAGAGTGGCGGTGTTAAAAAAAAGTAAGAGAGTGAAAAATGGAAAAAGTTAAATCAATTGCGGCTCGTGTAAAGATTGAAGATGGACTGGAAACAACTGTAACTTTGACAGACTTGAAAGACGGTGTTTTTAAGTTGGAGTGTTCAACCCTTAGAGGCGAGAATGGATACACAATAACAAATCAAATATTGTGCGAAGAAACAATGCAAGCTGCTTACTCCTTGATTGGAGAAATGCTTGAAGGCGAAAGTTAATATGAAAAATATAGCATTCGTAATATGGGTGCTATGTTGGTACAAGATATACTTTGTGCCGTTTGACCACAAAAAGTACAGACTTGACGCCGTTGCAATTGCTGTAGTCCTTGGAGTCGGTGTGTTGGCTGGTGTCGGATACTTGTTGTACGAAAAATAATAAAATCTTCTCAATAGCCCCTAATCGTTGACGGGGCAAGCCTCGGTAGAATCCTAAACTGCCGGGGCTTTATTAAAAAAAGGAGCGAGTGATGTTTAAGAAAGGCGATAAAGTATTGGTAGAGGCGGTGGTTGTTGGCGAGATAGACGAGGACAACGAGGTAGATGTGAAGATAAAAAGACGTTTTGATGGGCTTGAAAGATATCAACATGTTCGAGTAGAAGACGTTAAAAAAAGCACAGAACAAAAGTGGATTCCAGTTGAAGAGCGTTTGCCGGAAGAGACAAAACAATATGTTGTAACGTTAATTGACGCCTATGACGAAAAAGGGCGCGTTGATGTTGCCGACATTGAGTATCACGGATACGGCGAGTGGGATGTGGCAGGAATCACAGAAGTCATTGCTTGGATGGAAGACGGTCTCCCAAAGCCTTATTCTCCACCTGTTAAACTCCGTGAGTCGTGCGATTTGTGCAAGCACTATGAAGAGTCTACAAAGTCTGGAAAGTGGATTTCAGAGGGGGAGATTGAAATTAAGGCTGATGCTTATTCAAGTGTTTGCTGGAAGACAAAGCAGTTTACACCAGAGCCGCATTTTATCAACGGTAAACCTTGCGACGAGGAATAAAACAAGGCCCTCTGTTAGCACAGACAGGGGGCTTTTACTTTAAAAAAAGGGTTAATTATGACGATTCCAGTTACACAAATAGAATTTTGCGACAAATGTGTACATAGAAGTATTAGGAGCAAGAACAGGTGGTATTGCCGAAGTCACGGTGCGCTTTATCATGTAAATAGGAAAATGGAGTCAATAACAACCACAGACGGCGTTCCAATCGTGTGCAATGTGAGAAGCTCTTGCAAGATTATAGGGCGGTAGTATGGCTTTTACTTTTGGAGAGGTTTGGGGTAAAAGGGATTTAGCGGATTGACCCGATCTTGGCGTGAACGGTGACGGGCTATCGAGAGCCATGGGGCGGACTTAATGCCTAATCACCACTGTAGCCGATAAAGAAGACTGTTTAAAAAGCTGTAATCATTGACAAGTGATCTTGTGAATGTGTGGTGACGACGACCGGACAGCTACCGTTTGGAGCGGTGGAAAGGTACGGTTGTGCTCTGGTCTTTATAAATGCAACGGGTGTGGTCTTGCGTAATTTTAACGATTAACCAGAGGTTATATTATGGCTGTAGGGCGGCCAAGCAAATTAGACACCCTCAATATGGAGGCAGTAGAGCTGCTTGCGAAGAAAGGGTTTACAGATAAAGAAATGGCGAAAGTGTTTGGTGTTACTGAACAAACCTTTAACAACTGGAAGAAAAAGAACAAATCCTTTTTTGAGTCCTTAAAGGATTGGAAAAGCGTTGCAGACGAACGGGTCGAGCGGTCTTTGTATGAAAGGGCTGTAGGGTATAGTCATCCAGATACGAAGTTTGCAACATACGAGGGGAAAATAACAGACTCTCAAGAGTACATAAAACATTACGCCCCTGATCCTACTGCCATTATATTCTGGTTAAAGAACCGAAAGCGCGAAGAGTGGAAAGACAGGTGGGAAGACGACCAAGAATCAAAAGATGAACAGATCACAAAGCTTGAAATCTCAGTGGTAACGCCAGATGGAAATACAGCTAACAGCGACTAAACCACAGGCCGATTTTTACGCAATTGATGCAAAGTATCCGGCATTTGTGGCTGGCTATGGAAGCGGGAAATCGGAAGCTCTTGTTTGTTCTGCGCTGCTCGACTCATTTGAGGGTGGCGCAGAGTCTTTGATTGCCCTCTATGAGCCAACATACGACCTCGTACGCCTTATCCTTGCCCCTAGACTCGAAGAGAAGCTTGTCGAATGGGGTATCAGATACCGCTACAACAAATCAGAAAACATACTTTATACGTCATCCTCACAAGTAGGTGATTTTATTCTTAGGTCGCTTGATAATCCAGCTCGTATCATTGGGTATGAGTCTTTCAGGGCAAAAATTGACGAACTGGATACGCTCAAAAGAGAGCAGGCAAGTCTTGTGTGGGAAAAGGTTATCGCCCGTAACAGGCAGATACCGAAAACCTATGTCAAACAGTCAAGCAAGCCGATTAACACAGTTGGAGTATTCACAACGCCGGAAGGGTTTAGATTCGTCCATGATCGCTGGGTTAAAGTTGGCGGTGATGACTATCAGATAATCCAGGCTGCTACAAAATCAAATCCATATTTGCCACCAGATTACATTGAGTCTCTAAGGGCTTCATACCCACCACAGTTGATTGACGCTTATCTTGAAGGTAAGTTTGTCAACTTAACGGCAGGGACTATTTACGCACAGTATGATAGAGAGTTAAACAGTTCAACCGAGATGGTGCGAGACAATGACATTTTACACGTTGGTATGGACTTTAACGTAGGTAAAATGGCGGCTGTTGTGCACGTTGTTCGTGATGGTCTACCACACGCCGTTGCTGAGGTTTTTGACGCTTATGACACTCCTGATATGCGCAGGATTCTTCAAGAGCGGTACTGGAAGTTTGAAAACGGAAGATATATAAAAAACAGGACAATTAGAGTCTACCCTGATGCCAGTGGTGGTAGCCGTAAATCCGTAAACGCTTCTGAAACAGATATACAAATTTTAAAGCAAGCCGGCTTTGTTGTGGTTGCACCTAAGGCAAACCCGCCAGTTAAAGACAGGATAAATAGCATGAACGCAATGTTCTGCAATGCAGATGGCGAACGCAGGTATCGCGTAAATGCTGAAAAGTGTCCCACATATGCAGATTGCCTAGAACAGCAAGCATGGGGTAAGAATGGCGAACCGGACAAGACGGCCGGAACTGATCACTTGTGTGATGGAGCTGGATACTACATTCACAACCAGTTCCCAATAGTCAAAAAATCTATTAAACGTGCAAAAATCGGAGGCATCTAAATGCCAGTTGAAACAAGAAAATCAGCATATACTGACATGTCGCCACAATGGGAGACTATGCGAGACTTGGCAGACGGACAGCGTGCAGTACATGCGAGAGGCACAAAGTACTTGCCGATGTTGGCAGAGCAAACTGTTCAAGAGTACGAGAAGTTCAAAAAGCGCACTTGCTTCCTGAATGCCACCGGAAAAACAATTGATTCACTTGTTGGCCTTGTTTTTAGAAAAGAGCCGACTATTGAAAAAGATTCATCTGCAGACGTCTTTATTGACGATATCTCCGCAGCTGGCGTATCTGCTTATGACTTGTCAAAAACGGCGCTCACAGAACTTTGCACTGTTGGGCGATATGGGTTGCTTGTAGACTACCCCCGCAACGATTCTGGAGAAATGACCGTTCAAGAACAAGAGGCAAGCGGCGCAAGGCCGGCGGTAAAATTCTACAGCGCAGAATCCATTATCAACTGGAAAACAGATACAATTAACGGCAAAGAACAGTTGTCGATGGTTGTGTTGCTTGAAGTCGTAGAAGCAAAGACGCCGTCCGACGAGTTCGATACCAACACGACAGAAGAACAGTACAGGGTGCTTGATTTTGAGGATGGTAAGTATAGACAGAGGCTAATTGACGCTGATGGCGTTGAAACGGTTATTGATGTCAGAAAACAAGACAAGGCTCTTGATTTTATTCCGTTCCAGATGTTCAATGTTTCAGGCACTGGGGTTGGTGTAGAAAACCCTCCACTGATGGACCTCGCATACTTGAACATCGACCACTACCAAAAGACAGCAAGCCACAGCAACGCCCTGTATGTTGCCGGAGCAAGTACACTTGTGATTTCTGGAGAACAAGCTACGGACAACGAAGGCAATTCAAAGGCATTTCACCTTGGCTCGACAACTGCACTGATGCTTGAAAACGACACCTCAAAGGCCTACTTCGTCGAGCTTAAAGGCGATAGTATTGGGGCGCTGAGTGAAGAGCGCAACAATCTGAAGTCCGACATGGCTACATTTGGTGCTAATCTACTGAAAGAGCAAAAGAAGGCCGCAGAAGCAGCAGAGACAGCACGAATAAACAGGGCTGGAGAGTCTTCATGGCTGGCAAGTGTTGCTTCTATTGTCTCAAGCTCTATCGAGTGGGCGTTGCGCATCGCTCTTGAATGGCAAGGTTTATCTGGAGATATTCGCTTTGAACTGAATAAAGACTACATGCCAACAACAATGGACGCGCAGACATTGACAAGCTTAATCAACGCCCTGCAGACTGGTGCAATCAGCTTTGATACTTTTTGGTACAACCTTGTTCGTGGCGAAATTGCGCCAGAAGGCATGGACGCAGAAACAGAACAAGAAAAGATTGAAGCCGGACAGTATAGCATGGGTGATAGCGGGGTGGCATAATGCCAACACCACAAGAGAAACTAATTGACGCACACATAGGGCACTCGCTCGATCTTTTAAGGCTTTCCTCCGGCGACTGGCGACAGGTCAAAAAGATTTTGCTTGACCTTGAAAAAGACCTGATTAAGCAGATTGCAGATATCGACGTTAATAGACCAGTTCAGGCTATATACCGAAGGCAGAGGCT